ATGTCGCTTTGTCTAGTCTTAATTATTTTTTTTAAATGATCTGTAAATCGAATTATATCCACGTTTATAAATTAGCCATATGATCGCTAAGTCTTTTTGCACGATTGGGGGTCTGATTTGCCCAACGCGAATTTAGCATTTCCGCCGCACAGAGGGAGTATTCTTGGTTGTATAAGTGTGATAAAGCGCGTTTAAACTTACTAACTCCTGCCTCACCCATTTGATAAACCATGTGAATAATAATGGCTTTGGCTTCATCTTTAATGTTCCAATCACCACATATATTCATGGCACCTTCACAAGCACGAGAAAAATCTTTTTCAAATAACTCTTCCCAACCTTCTTTAGTTGTAGGAATTTTCTCACCGTCTATTATTTTATGACCATAGCCTCCAGTAGGGAATCCTTCTGTATCGGTATAAACTTCTAGTCGATAACCTTCTTCTTTTTTAATCTCATTTTTTAAATCTTCTAAATTCATGATCCTATTCCCCAATGTTTTTCGTGTTCGTCTATTTTTTCTTTTTTGCGTAGGTTGAAACCATTTTTGGCCTTGGGCCAGTATTTCCAGCGGCACGCTTCCTTCGCACGGCGGACGCTTTCTGAGATTTGCTCATAGATCTTGCTTTGGCTAAGGGAACGCATTTGGGATATTTCCTCTTTGAACCCTTCGCTGATTTTCTTCCACATGGTTGATACTTCCCGTCTTTCTTAGGTGCTCCTATGTCCACCCATTTTTCTTCTACCCATTTTCTTAATCCACCTTGCGCCATTATGCACGTTTAGTTACTTTCCTTCTATTGGACATAATGCCGCCGCATCCTTTAGCGATGCCACCTTGATTATAGTTGGAAACTTTTTTTCTATCTTGTGAAACTTTATTAATCATTCCACCATCGGCTTTTTTCTTCGGCTTCTTTTTACCGCCGGGTGTTACTTTGCCTGAACAAACGGCAGACGCATACATATTAGCATAAGCTGAGGGATAAACATCAAACTTACGCTTTGCTGCGGCTTTACCTTTTGCACAAAGTTTTGCCATTACTTTTTCTTCTTTGCCTTCTTTTTAGTTTTCTTTTTAATCACACCGCGTGCCATTAAAATATCTTTTTTAGTGACCTTACCGTCACCACTCATATCTGGAAATTTTTTATTTTTCATCGTCCTTGACCCCTATATTTTTTAAAGTTGCGCCTCTTATGTTTATTCATAGTGGCTGTACTTATTCGTCCGTCTCCTATTGTAGTCTTTTTGACAATATGATCAATAGTGCTATTTGCTACTTGCTTCTTCATGTTCACATATAGCGCATTCACACATGCATGTTTGTTCGCAATGACACATACATCCACATTTTATGCACTTCATTTTGTAAGTTTCTTGACTTTTTCAAATGATCTTATGCCCGCCATACCTAAAAGAGCCATGACTAAAGGCATTAAAACACCCATATCTAATGCGGGAAGAGGATCATGTTCTATGCTAAAAGCAGCAAGAAGAAACATAATAAATTGTTTAGCAACATATTCCCAAAAAATAGCAAGAGCACAACTCATGCCTATGAGGGGCCTCCACGACCGCTGCATAATACCACCAATACCGGTGGCAGTAGACTGAGCGTCCGCTAAATTAATATCCATTTGTTTGGAATTAATTTCGTTCTCTAATTCTTGAAGTTTAATTTTAATCTGACCTTTTTCCTCTTCGGATGTGTGAACACTGTCGATAACTTTACCGACAGTATCCACTAAAGATCCGCCTAAAATTTTAGATAACATTTATTAGATGATTTGAGCTAAAGCCCAACCGATAGCTATACCGATTACAAGCCATTTTTTCTTTGGGTGTTTGTCCCAAAGATCCTTAATCCATGCTTTCATTAGAATACTCCTTTGAATGGTTTCTTTTTAACTTGAATTGCTTTCTGACCTTGAGTTTTAGACTTCGAGGGATCAGTTGGTGCAGTCTTGAAAGGCACCTTGCCGTCACCTGTCATCTCATATTGAGATTTTGTGTCCATTGACTTATTATTTTTCATGACGGTTAGTGTATTGTATAATTTCCATTAATCAAGCTATAATCTGGAAATTTTGCAAGCCTTTCGATTGCCTTTTTTGTGTCCATCGCACCTAAAGATGCAGTCATTACACGCTTTCCAACGCCTAAAAGAGCACTAGAAATCGTAATACCGTCATAACCCTGCATAATCATCAAGGAAACTATTTTTTCAACATCGCCGACAACCATTTCAATGGTTGCTTCATCAATTTCAGGCAGTTTTTCGTTTTTTGGATTTTTTTCGTTTTTTGACATTGCTTTTACCTGCCTCACTCAACGCAATTGCGATAGCTTGCTTTTGAGGGCGACCCTCCTTCTTTAATTTTCTTATATTACCACTAATTGTCTTCTGACTACTACCTTTTTTTAGTGGCATTTTTTGTCGCACCTTTCTTTTTCTTGGTTATGTAACCACCTTTGCTTACATAACGAGCAGGGGGTGTTCCGCCTCTTAATACTTGAGCTATTTCGTTACGTATTTCAGACGCATCGACACCTTTTTTCTTTTGCAATAACTTCATGATCGCTTTTCTTTGCTCAGCAGTGAGTTTTTTAGGTATTTGGGCCACGATTTCCTCCCATTGCTTTCGCCATTGTAGTCTGTGCTCTTAGATTTGCAATGTCTTGCTGTGTTTGAACTCGTTTATCGGTCTGTTCTTCTTGAGATTTGATTCTTTCCCGATCAATTTCGAACTTTTCTTCTTGTTCTTTTTGTCTGATTTGCTGATCGTTCAGCTTTAACAATAGATCTTGTTGTTTTAAATCGATTAACGGATCACTTTCACCTGTTTTTTCTAAATATTCTTGCTCTTCAGCGACTGCATCATTAGTCATTTGAGCAATGACCTCAGCAATTTCTTTTTCATTTTGTGCTTGGAACTGTTGAAGAAGCTCGGGAGGTATCTGACCACCAAATTGTTGTGCTTGTTCTTGGATGACAGGAGCATTTTTCGCTTCCACTTGCTCTCTTGCGAGTAACGCAATATGTTCCGACACGTGTGCTTGCAATGCGGTTAGCACGGGTGGGTTATTTTTCACTAAATACGAACTCATAAACGCTCGGTGAGCATTAATATGGGCTTCATGATTCTGCCCCGGAAACGGCTGCATCGGTTGGCCAGTCAAGCTTGCCGCATTTTCCATACCCGGATCTTTAGGGGTAGGCTGTTGGGGTGGGGGTAAGATCAGTTCAATATTCTGCACGCCTAATGCTTCATACATTCTTCTGTACGCTTCATACAAATTATGAATTTGAGGATTGGATTGGGCTAATTGTAATTCGGTTTGTGCCAACGTAATACGTTGTGCCATGGAGAAGATGTTCGGATCGGATACGGGAATGACATCGACTCTGTCATCAAAGTCTTGCATCTTAATCATACGATTACCGCCGGCTACATTGTAAGGATATTCCGGTGGTAAGTATTCGGCGAAGACGCGTGCTAAGATTTTAAACTCTTTGCGTTGTGCGTGATGTAATCTTTTGTGTATCGCTGACATGACTCGCGCGCCACGCTCCATGATTGCCATGGTGGTACCGACAGGATTCGCTTGAGAACCTTCCCCTAACTTCTGATCGGCAATGGCTGCAAATCGTGTTCCGGCTTCCACACAGAAACCCAGTAACTGCATTAAGACTTGATCCGGACCTTTATAAGGTAGTGGAAGTAAACCTTCTCTTAGACTTCCGCCCGGTGCGTCCACATCTCTGAACTCACCCGGTTTTAATGGAGCATCATCATCACGAATCCGGAGCCCTCTTGCCTTAAATCCGGCAGGCAAATTCGAAAGAGTACCAGCATCTAGTAATTGTCGTAGGGCTGCCGTGGCAGTTCTAGATAGACCGCCAATCATGTGAATCAATCCAAAGCCATAGAATCCCAGACCCGGTAAGAATTTGTAGTGAACAAAGTATTCTACTTTTCTTTTTAACGGATCGTCTTCTTTGTAGTTTCTTCGAATTGATAAAACTTCCGATGAGTTTTCATCAATGGTAATAATGTAAGGCAACATAATGCCGGTGGGCTCACCATCCATGCCTTTGTCTTCAAAGCCTTTGATATCACATAGCACATGGAACTCGATGAGATTGAAAATATCATCATCGTTTTCTTCGGGATGAGTACCTTCTAAATCATCGTATTTTTGTTGAATTTGATTTTGTTCTTCTTGTCCTGCCTTTAACGAGATATCTCTGTAAAAGCCCATGACTTGTTTCTTGCGCAAATCATTGGCCGTCACTCGAACACGTTGTCCGATCATTTCCGCTGTCTCCAAATCGGTGGTCTCATACGGAATGACTAAATCTTCAGCAGGCACGAAACGCGATACGGCTCTTCCGAGAGAACCGTCGTAGTAAACTTTTTTAAAGGTGGAACCGGCGAGTGGTAAATAGAAAAGCATCTGATCCATTTCTTGATCATACTCTTCCATGGTGTTGGTGATTTCGTAGTTCATGAAATCTTTGACACGTTCGGCTTGCGCCATTACATCGGGTGTTTGATCACCGACCACTTGCGTGTGAACCGGACCCCCCGCGGG